GGGGATATATCCAGCCGGTCGGACTTGGCGATTTTAACAACGATTTCAATAATGATTTTAATAACCAATAAATTATGGCAAATTACACAACATTAAAGACCGCTATACAGGAGGCTATAAAGCAAAACGGGAATAATGAGATTACAGGAGCGTTATTGCAGGCGCAATTATTATCCACGATTAATTCGCTTGGCTCTGGTTATCAATTTGTGGGGATCGCGACACCTACGACAAATCCAGGTACACCCGACCCCAATGTGTTCTATATTGCCGCAACAGAAGGGACGTATGTAAATTTCAGAGGTATAGTTATCCAATCTGGCGAAATTGCCGTTTTGACATATAACGGTACATGGACAAAACGAAATGTCGTCGATATATCTTCAGAATCTGTCGGGAATGGAACCCGTGTTATAAATGTAAACCCCGGTAGCGGTCATTCGTCCGCTTTAGATTTTATTCCCGTTAAAATTAAGACAGGAGAAAAATTCTATGTTTCGGCGGACATGATAAGCGGTTCGCTTTCGGGTGTTGCAGTATTTGTAAGATATGTTGGCGCATCTTCTAATACGCATATCGGTGGTGTCACCCCCGGGGCGGGTTATACTATGTTTACCGCCGCTAATAATATCGAATATGTCGGATTTTATTGGGAAGGCCCCCAAGTTACCGTTGCAGGGCAGGTGTCAATTAATGTGTTGTCCGGCATATCTTCGGAATTTTACCAATCCCGTATTGAAAATGAAACGGAATTTGAAACCTTGAGGGCGTTATCTTCGTTGGTGGCGGTTGATGATTACGCCGCTTCGTTTAAGAATGTCGTGTTAAATAAAGCGGCGAAAACCGTAACTATTAAAGCGGCGGGAATTAGATTGCGTTACCAAGGTAAAATGTTTGCCTTGGTTGGGTCGGAAGATTTCGTAATGTCGTATGACGAAGCGACTGCTCCGAGTGGTGCATGGTTGCTTTCATTGAACGCGGTAAAAAATGCCGTTAATGGGGAAAATATAACAATCACGTCAAATGTTATATTTTTTGCTGACACGACAAAAGCAATATATCGGAATAACATTGTTCTATTCTCTACTTATTACGGTGATTTCATTCCGACGGGCCTTTTGGGCGAAATTTTGCTCCAAAGGCAAATTGATGCGGGCACAAGCATCGAACAAACTATGCGTGAATATGCTTTCAATAGCGTTTATAACGAAGTCGATATAACTACGAAAGCGAAAGAATATAGCGCCCTTATCAATAATTCCGGGGTTACGGAACAATTTATATTTATGACTGACCCGCATTTATTAGGCGCTTCGAATGTTTTCGATGAATCACAATTCAAAACTTACATTGGATTGTTACAGAAATATTATAATATGTTGCCTGTTGACTGGATGATTTGCGGCGGCGATTGGCTGAATAACAGAGATACACAAGTTAATGCGTGTTGGAAACTTGGGTATATGGATGCGACAATGCGTAAATTATTCAAGCATTATTATCCGTTGTTGGGGAATCACGATACTAATTACCAAGGTGTTGTCAGTGAATCGGATTCGTCACGGGGTGATTTGACGCATGAAACATTGGTTAATCTTATGTTTCGGGCAAACAAAAATACCTATTACGAATGGCTTGGGAATAATACGCGATTCTTCGTCTTTGACACGCAACTTGATTGGGAAAGTGCAATGAATGATTTTAAGTGGGCGCAAATTAGTTGGTTTGCACAAAAATTATTAACGAATCAAAATGCTCATATAATTATATTGCAACATATTTATTACACTGTCGAAACGACAATAAACCCAATGGCGGAAAATATACAAGCGATTTGCGGTGCGTTCAATCGTCGGACATCGGTTACACTCAACGGAATAACTTATAATTTTTCCGGAGTAACCGGTAAAATCCATTGTATTATAGCCGGGCATAGCCATACGGACGTAATAGATACGGCGGGGAATGTTCCGGTATGGTTAACGACTAATATGCAAGATGGCAATACCCCGACATTTGACTTGATGTTGGCCGATTATACGGCCGGAAAACTCAAATCTGTTCGGGTGGGTACAGGAAGTAATCGTGAAATGACATTGGCGTAATGAATTTATATCCAACAAAATTCTTTTCCGGCCTTGTTGCGGCGGCGGTATCGGTATTTGTGCAAAATCTTTTACCGTTATTCGTCGCCGTGACGATATTCGAGGGTGTTGACTTTGTGACGGGTGTCGTGAAGTCGGCGGTAGTGGCGAAGCGGTCGGGAGGCCGTTTCGCCTTTGAATCCGTCAAGGCTTGGCGTACCATCTACAAATTTGTGTTTATCTTAATTGGCATCGTGCTTGCCGAAATGCTTGACAAGACGATAGCAGCGGAAACGCGGTTGAGGTTCGCCAATTACTTCACGGCATTTTGCTGTGGCGTGGAGTTCTGGTCTTTTTTGGAAAACGCCGCCGTCATTTCCGACCATCCGATTTTCCGATGGCTTCGGAAATATATGCGCTTCAAGGTCGAGGATCAAATCGGAATGACGTTTGAGGACGCCCAAAAACCCGGGAAAGACGAAATTTGTGCATCTTGCCAATATAACGTTGCGGGAACGTGTATATTGAAACCGAAAGATTTAGAAAAATGCCCTTTGAGAAATGAAGAAACAAGACATTGACGCTATCGTTATCCATTGTTCGGCTACCAGAGCCGGGCAGGACGTGAGAGCCGCCGATATTGACAAGTGGCACAAGGAGCGAGGGTTCGCCATGATTGGCTATAATTATGTTATCGATCTGGACGGCACGGTCGAGATTGGACGGCCATTGTCCAGAGACGGGGCGCACTGTAATACGGCAGGGACTTCCGGCAGATCATATAACCGCCATTCGATAGGGATTTGCTACGTCGGGGGTCTGGACAAGGACGGGAAGCCTGCGGACACGAGAACGCCGGAGCAAAAGAGGGCGTTGCGGGATCTCGTTTACAAACTCATGGACGCTTATCCGAATATTGTTGAGGTTATCGGCCATCGTGACGCGAGCCCGGATAGGAATAAAGACGGAAGGATCACTCCGAACGAGTGGGTCAAGGTTTGCCCCTGTTTCGACGTCAGGGCGGAATTTCCGATGGCTATTTGTAAAGCGAAAAAGATATGAAAGAGCGATTAGCGTATTTGGCGATGATCCTTGCGGGATTGGTCGCAATAATCTTTTTGTCCGGCCAGCTTGACAGGACAAGACAGGATCGGGACAGGTATCGCAATAATACCGACGCTTTGCTGGAGGATGTCGAGCGTTACCGGGTTCTGGATTCGCTTTCCGGAGCGAGGGTTAAATCTCTTGAGTTGACCGTAAAGGAGTTCGAGCGTTATAGAGCCGAGGACGCTGTGCTTATTAAGTCTTTGCAGAAGAAGAATAGAGATTTAGCTTCTGTGAGTAAGACTCAGTCTGAAACAATCATTAGTTTGCAGTCTATTCCTAGAGACACTGTCATCATCACTAAGGATTCGCTTATTGTACCAGCAGTAAAAATCCACTCTGGTGATGCTTGGTATGATTTCGATGGATTGCTTACAAAAGAAGAGTTCACCGGAACACTCCGGAATAGAGATTCTCTTATGATAGCTGAGACAGTCAAGTATAAACACTTTCTCGGGTTCCTTTGGAAGACTAAGCAAATCAAAGATAGGCAAGTCGATGTCATTAGTAAAAATCCACATACCGAAATTCTCGGCGTGGAGCATATAACCATTTCTAAATAGATACGATATGCCAGTACACAAAGTCCCCGGAGGCTATAAATGGGGAAACACCGGAAAGGTCTATCCGACCGAAGCACAGGCCGAAGCCCAGGGCCGAGCTATCTATGCGTCAGGGTATAAGGAAAAACCAACCAACAAGAAGAAATAAAACCCCTTCAAAACCACACCTAAAACCCTCCTAATTTCACTTTTAACCCTTGGTCTAATGGTTTTATAAGGCCAAGGATTAAAAGTGAAAATTAGGAAGGTTTTTAGAATAAGTCGCCTAGTGACTCATAGTCAGAGTCCCATTGACAAAAAGCTCCAGTTACTGGGCATCGAGGAAAGAGTTGCCCATCCCTCTCTTTAGCTTGCTCATCTGTTAAGTAGATAGCAACATGAATACCATCGGGGAGAAGTTCCATACACTCTGGAAGAGCATCTCTTTTGATGTGATACAAAGTCTCAAATTCCCACAAGGGATAGAGGAGACGGTGTTTAGTTCTTTTTACTTTCATGACTAGAGTTCAATTTCTCGGCCCGTCACAACTCTGTAGATTTGCCGAGTAAGTAAAACATCGTAAGAAGCATTGTGGAGCTTTGATTTATCGACTTCTAGACCGAGAGTTTGAGCTACAGTGTGAAGTTGAAAGTTCGGCATACTAGGTCTACGGGATTCTAGATACTCAGAAGCTAAGACCATTGTATCCCGAGAGTCAGACCAGAACCAAGACCCAAAATAATTGTCCCCACATAGGGTGAACCACGCCCGCAAGAACTTATCATCAAACCCACAGTTATTATAGCCGATGAGATAAGCCTTTGCTCGCTTGTCATATTTGTTAATATACTTTGCTATGGTGCGGCAGAATTCTGTTTTTGCATCTTCCATAGCGGGGTAGCTCTGTAACTGTTCTGGAGTTACTCTGCAAACGCTAAGAGCTTCGGGCTCCAGAATTGCTTTCGGATGAGGACGAGAGTAGATGTTGAATTCATCCACAACTTGTTCATCAACTTCAATAAGACCCGCTACTTGATGTAGCGAGTGCTTATTGGGATTTGCTCCAGTTGTTTCTACGTCGTAGAAGATTTTAACAATGCTCATGCCGTAGGGATTTCGATTTTGATTGTAAGGGTCAGCTGTTTCTCATCAGAGGTAATAACAAATTTAGCCTTCATGATTTCCTCGGGCGTGTAGTCGCTAAGGAGCTTTGCAAGATCAGAATCAATAGTTTGTTCCATCTCCTTAAAGAAGGTCTTCTGCTGAGGTGTCAGATTTTGTTTTTTCATTTTCTTCGGGTTTTTGCCAGTATCCATAAATTTTTCTGCGCCCGGAGTCCCAAATATCATAATAGGATCCGTTGGAGACACAGACATGATGTTTTGCTAAAGAAAGTACGTAAGTACCTTCCGGATGTTCCTGAGCGAACTCTAATACGGAAGGTCTCTTCTTACGGTTATTGTGGGCGTGCCATTTATATCCTAACTTCTTGTAGACAATTCGTTCTCCGTCTTTACAGTTCGGCATGAACTGTTCTTTGATAGTAGAGATGAAAGCAAAGCAATATGCTTTCTTCCAATCCCAACCAGTAGCTTTGCAAAGGGCTCGGATCACACAATCGCCGTCAGTGTGAATGTTAGGCTGGAAGTACTCGAATTGGTCATGTACGTTGACCTCTTTGCCGTTAATAGTTACTTTTTTCATATTACTCATCGATTAAAGAGAGAAATGACTCCCAGCCCGGAGGCGCACATTGAATATTGAAAATATCGTCAGGAAGATCAAACCAGATTGCTTCGAGTTCATTGCGGAGGTGATACTCCTGGTCGTTTTCTGCTAACTCCCAGAGATCCAAATATTTCTGAAGACCATAATATCTTTCAATGATCCATTTGAAGGATTCTTTTTTCTCAAGATAGTTCCGACATAAGTCGCACAATTGATCTTTTGTTTTCTTCTTGGTCTGCTGACCAGTCTTGGTCCTATTATCGCCTTCGATAATCTGAGCCTCTGTCTTTTTCTTACTCATTGCGGATAGCATCTATAGTTGTCCAAAATGAGTTATAGAGAAACCACCAACCTATGAAGGGGATGATGGTCACACAAAGACCTGTTGCTCCGACTCTCCAGGCTAAACTCCAATTAACCCAGATAAGGAGAAAAGGCGAAATGAGGAATGTGATGAACCCCAGAGCCATCAGAAAGAAAATGGCTAAAAGAAGTTTTGATTTACCGGAAAGATGCCGGTTGAGGATTTTTAATCTGTTCATTTGTTTGATGTGTTTGTTATCCCAAATTTAATCATTCCCCATCAATCGTGAAAATTTTTCCTCAGATTGTATTACTGTGTCAGTACAAAAAATGGAGAGGCCATTAGACCTCTCCACCAAACAAATGAACGAGCAAGGTTATTCAGTTCCAGTAGAACCAAATCCGCCTTCGCCTCTCTGGGTCGTCCCTTCCTCGTAAAGCTCATCGACGTTGACTACTTCAACGTCACAATAGTCTACAGGGATAAGGAGTGCCTGGACAAGTTTCTCGCCGGGTTTAATAGACTGAACTTCAGTGCTAGTATTTCTGACATGCAGATGTACTTCGCCCTGATAGTCTTCATCAACGACGCATGCTCCGACTTGGAGCCCCTTTTTAACAGCTACCCCCGATTTATTCATGAACACGAGAGCAAACCCATGCGGGACTTTGACTTTAATGCCCGAGGGTATGTTAACCGCATCCCCAGGAAGGAGAAAGTGCTCGCCCGGAAAGTCGTTTGGGACGAAAAAATCGAGCCCTGCAGAAAGAGAGGTCCCCCGTACGGGAGTTTTAACATTTCTGATTTTACTGATCTTCATATTTACTATGCTTCTACAAGATTTACAAAGGTTTCAACGAGTTTGCGACGATAAGCTATGGGATCTGCTCTAAGTTCGTCGTTCTTAAGAGGAAGTTTCGGCCGGCTGATGATTTCTTCGGGGATAATACCCGCATAAGCAGCCTTTATGGGTGCTTTGTGCTTGCGTTCTTCGAAAGGCAAGGATAGTGCATATCGAACAATATCATAGCTAAGCCAGGGACAGCGGAGATCCTTCTTGAAGTAGGAAGCTGCTTTCTCTAAACGAGGAAGGTGATAGAAGGAGAGCTCATGGAATACGTCGGACTTTTGAGAGTCGTACTCGTCGATACGACGGTAACCACCAAACATCTCATCAGGACCGTCGCCAGTAAAGATAACTCTCTCAGGGATAGCTTTGAACATGAGTTGGTTTGGTACCATGCTTCCGAGGTCTACTGGAGTTTCGTTGATGGAAATAGCTTCATCGAGTCTTACCGTCTTCATATCATAAGATAGAGACTTGACCTTGATACCGAACCTTTTGGCGAAGAGTTCTACAAACGGAGCATCTTCCTGGTTGTTGATGGTATAAAACCGCAAAGTCTTGCCTTCTAGAGCTCTACCATTTTTTTGAGCTTGGAGAAGTTCATAGGATATGATAGAGGAATCGATGCCGCCCGAAAGGAGGACTGCGATGTTTTTCTCAGACTTAGGGATTGCTTGGGTATACTCTACTACGCTATTCCGAATCAAGGTCCGTAAACTCTCGGGGGATAGCTTAGTCGCTCCCCATCGCCAATCGAAGTAGCACTCTGAAGTAATATTTTGTAAAGTTCCACCTATGAACATGTAGAGTTTACCAGGCATTACTCGTTTCACCTGAGTAAAGGGAGTGAGTTCATCGATATTATACCCCCATTTTTGGATCGCCCCAAGATAGAGATAATCTAACTCAGCTTCCTCCTTAGAAACGAGCGGTTTAATTTGAGAACAAATGTCGCCTCGTTTGTTGTAATAGAGTTGTTTCTTTCCCAGCGGGTCTGTGAAACAATAGACTGTTCCGTTCTGATTGATGTAAGTAATTGCCCAGCATCCATCCCACTCCTGAGCTTCCTCTAAGAAGTCGTGAATACCATTCTCTTTGAAGAACTTACCAAAGAATTCTGCTTCTTTGCCCTTATATTTTGTGATGAATCCATCAAAAAATAATCTTTCCCCGTGGGGGAGGGCAATAGATTTCGTGGTATAGAAAACAATGGGACTGTGGTCTTTGTCACCAAACGTTACTTCGTAGAGATCTGCGTTTGGTCTTCTTTGGATTTGCATGACTCTTTCTCCTTTTCATTAATGATTTCGATTGCGGTTCTTTTGATGAGCGGTTCAAAGAATGTCCCAATGAGCTCCCGTTTGTGGTGGCCGAGTTTAGACTTCTTCGTAATGACCTCTACATATTTTACTGAGAGATCAGCGGGGGTATCATAATCTTTAAGCAATTCCTTCATCTGATTATCCTTGGCAAGCTCAAGGATTGCCATGTCTTTTTGGAACTGCTGTTCAATCTGGGCTTTCAGCTCAGCATAGTGCTGGCTAGAATAACTCATCAAACTCATCTCCTCCTGAAGGTTCTTCTCGAACAGCGGATGTTCCAGAATGTCCCAAATCGAGAGTTGTACCGGGGGTGCCAGCTTCTCTTGTTTTTTGTTCTTTTTTGTTGTGGCCATAGTACTTAAAATTAGTTTTTGCAGATTTTACTGTATTCGGAAATAATTCGAATTCGGGGGTTCTACCAGTCTTCTCGGTAATCCAATCGCTGGCAGCATCTAAGACAATATCTCTAACCATGCCTACTATTCTCGTAGAAGAGGCCGAAGTTTCCTGTTGCCCTAGAAGTCTTTTAATTTCGTCGACGCAATCATCATAGAGAAGTTTTGGATTGTTCTCATAGTGATAGCTCCAAAAAGGACGTGTCCTGCCTCTAGCAATAGCCATATCCATACCAATATTAAACCGGCGGATAAAGTGCGGCATATAAGCGGGATCTGCCATAACATCAAGGATGTGATATGGCGTAATATCAACCCTAAGAACTTTCCCCCTGTGATGTCGCATTAGAAAATAACCCAATTAGAGAGATCTTCGTTATAAGCATGGAAACTACCAGCATAGTAGTTTAAAGGTCCTACTTTTAAACCCGGGTAGGTATCTTGAAGTTGCTGGCAAACATATTCTTGGATGGCATGTGTAAGCCAAATGTCTATAGCAAAGTGTTTGAAATAATCATTGCTGCGTATATAATAAAGAATCATCAGCTTGTTATTCCTTATAAGGAATTGATAAGATACGGAACAAGGGATTCTAGTCTGATACCCCATAGACTCCATTGTGTCCTCTGGCTGAAAAACCATAATCATAGCTCTGCGGGTATGAATATCATCCTTTAGAGCTGCAATTGCATTGTCTAACTGCCGAACATAATTGATGCGCTCCGAGTAGGTGTAGTCGAACTGGTCTACATCTCTTTTTCCTTTGCTCATCAACTTCTGCCAGAGGTCCATCCGGATTTTGTAAGAGTTACCGGGATTGAGCCTTCGACGATCAACTCGGTCTTTGATTTCCTGGATGCAATAGTCTTCGATTCTTTGAGCCTCATCCTTAAAGAGAAAATCCAACATTTCTCTTTTCTTGAGCCAAGGCTTTGATATAACGAAATTGACCCCGATAAGCTCTTTCGTGTTTTGGTTCTCGCCTGTGAGTTCCTGGTTCTGATAGTGCTTTACGGGAACAGTGATGCCCGAGACTTTAAGCTCTCGATCCATCTCCTGCACCATTTCTAAACAGTCTTTGAATATACGTGCCATATTAGTAATTTGTTTGGATGCGAAATAGATTAACTTGGTATTTAAGAGACCAAGCTTTTCTTATATCCTTATCGATCTCATGCCAATTAACTAAACAATCATCGATATGTTGTAGACAAAACCGACGTTGGAGCAATTCATATAAGCTTTTCAAAAAAGATAAGAGCCGTTTTTCGAAGATATATAAATCTACGAGATGATGCGATCTCCGCCACTGTCGATTCTTTAAGCAATTAGCTGCGAGACCTAAAGCATAGATTGTCTCTCCAACTTCTCCGGGGAACTCATCATAACCAAAATAAGGCGTATCGACGCTAGAAAAATTGCTGACTACTACTTCTGGACCCCATCCATATAAAAGCATAAGCTCTATTGTGAAATTAAGAGCATCAATCAACTCTTCTTCTGTGTGATCTCTCCCATCCGAACAGTAAGCTTCGATAGCTTCGATAAGTTCTTCTGTGATACGCCAGCAATATTTTTTGAAAAGCTCTTGGTCTTCAAAGCAATCTATATCGAAGTTCTCGAAAAGCTCTTTAGCTTCTGGTTCATATAGAAATTTGAGTTCTCGTTGCTTCTCAAATATCTCATGCCAAGTAGGCTCAAACGGAGTAAAGTTCTGAATATTCATTGCTCAAAAATGTCTATAGGTTGTTCAGACGACCCCGGCTCTATTCCATTATGGAAATTATTGAGAGCTCCAATGTAAGCTGCAGCATCAAGAAGATTATCCTCCTTATGGGCATAAGCCTCTCTAGCCAGTTTTAGAGCAATCTGAAAATAATAGATGTCTTGCGTCGTGATTTCTTTCCCACAAAGTTCAGTAGCAATCCTTGCTGCTTTTGCATTGCATTCTATGAAAGGACCATACTGACGTGCCTTTTCTTCCGAACGAAGATTGATAATCTCGTTAGCTTTCTTGAGGATGTTCATTGTGTCTAACTAGTTTACGGATTGTAAGATCGCAAGGAATAGAAATGAAAGTCTCTATGTTTTCAGGGTCTTTCTGATGGGTCTTATAAGCCGTAGGATAAATCTTTCCTTCGAACTCCGTTTCTCCTATAGCTTTCTTCCCCAAGACTTTGACAATCTTGTAAACAATGACGCAAATGCCATCATTTTCAATGATTTGGTCTCCTACTTTGAGTTTCATCTTCTTATCCATTTATTCTTTGTAAATATAAGGTCTTTCCTCCTAAAAGGAAAATATTTTCACTCATTGTCTTGCTGTCCTAGTATATTTTTCTATCCTTGCTTTTACTGCTGCCATCAACCCTTCTTGACTTTTGTCTTTGTTAGCAAGAGCTCTAAGAACATCCCCGTCTATAGTGTTAGAAGCAATTATTTTATTCACAATAACAGACTCTGTTTGCCCTTGGCGGTCGAGTCGGGCATTAAACTGTTGTTCGAGCTCAAGCGACCACGTTTGACCAAACCAAATAATGATGTGCCCACCTGCTTGAAGATTAAGACCGTGTCCACCAGATGCAGGATGCATGAGCAACACGGGTATTTTTCCTTCATTCCATGCCCGTATATCATCCCCATTCTTAAGTTCGCGGGGATGATAACTCCTCAAGGCTTCCATCAATCTGTCTCTATCATGCCGGAATGTCCAAGCAATTAAGACGGGTTTTCCATTAGCATCGTCTAAGAGCTCCTTCGTTGCTTCTATCTTGAGGTCGTGGACGTGATGGACACCGCCCTCTTCATCATAGATAGCACCATTAGCAAACTGAAGGAGCTTGTTAGACAATGTTGCGGCACTCAGAGCCGTAATTTCTGCTCCATCCTCTAAGAGGGATAAGACCTGTTCCTTCTCAAAAGTCTCATACTGTTTCCTTAGAGTTTCATCAAAGTTGACTTTAATAATGTTTGTGATCCGCTTAGGCAAAGTAAGATAGTCCTTAGCTTTCATGCTCATGCAGATGTCACTTATCTTTTTGTGGATAGCTTGGTCTGCGCCTTTGCGGAGGTCATAGGTGTAAATAACAGCCCCGTTTCTTCTACCCGGACGGAAATATTCATCCCTGTACCGAGTGATAAATTTGCCGAGGCGTTCGCCTCTGTCGAGAAGATAGATTTGAGCCCAGAGGTCTATAAGCCCATTCGGGGCGGGAGTACCTGTAAGGCCAACAACTCTAAGAAATTGAGGCTGAACAACCCGAAGATGCTTGAACCGAACGGACTTATGATTTTTGAAAGATGAAAGCTCATCAATCACAAGCATATCAAAAGGCATGCGTTTTCCTGCGTAAAGCTTGCATAGCCACGCTATATTGTCGCGGCCAATGGTATAGATGTCTGCCCGGGTTTGAAGCGCGTTTAGCCGGGTTTTAGCATCCCCTACGACCTTGGAGACTTTGAGATGCTTAAGGTGTTCCCACTTCTCAATCTCTGCATCCCATACACTCTCTGCTACTCTCTTCGGAGCTACTACCAGAACCTTATTAATAGCAAGTTCCTCGTACATGAGTTTGTTGATTGCAGTAAGTGTTGAGACAGTCTTGCCAAGACCCATCTCGAGAAATAGGCCACAATGCGTATGCGTGAGAATGTGGTCTACCGCCGCCACCTGATAAGGATGGAGGTCAGTTTCTGAAAGAAGTGTCGTGGGAAGGCACATTGTGACCATAATCAAATTCGCTATTATCAAGAATCGGCTCGAATCCGTAATCAGTTAATATAGTATGGAGCACCAGGGATGAGTCTAACACGTACACCCGGAAACCAAGGGCCCTCAATCTCTTGTGGACAAACTCCTGTATCTTCCTTGGCTTTTTCCCCGTTGTCTTCACTTCCACGAAAAAAGCTCTTCCCTTCGGGAGTAAGCAGAGCCTGTCTGGCAATCCGGTGGTATGTTGTGATAGTAGCTTCAGACATAAGCCGCTCATCGTGTTTTCTACGGTATTCTTCAACAAGCGCTCTAGATGCTTTTCTGATTCTATCTCTTTCATCAGTAGTCGAGTTTTCTTGCGTAGTATTTTTGCTTTCCATATATCCTGAATGTATGAGTTGTTCCTGCTTGTTCCCATCCTTCAAGACCGCGAAGAATATCATTGATTTCTCTCGTCTTATAGCGATCCATGTCTTCTTTATTCTTTCCGAGGCACTCACACCAAATCTCTGCAATGCAGACGTAATCCCTAAGAACTGTTCCCTTTGGTGAGAGCGGATCCTCAAGATAGCTCCTCCTTTCGAAGATGTCTTTCTCGTCCCAATCTTCAGGAAGGAGCCTATCCAAGTAGTCTTCAATGATACCCCTCCTTTCGTCTACCTCGCTGTGCATACTCTGTTGGATTGTAGCGGTCTTCTCTGCGTCTGCGCTAAGATAGAGTTTCTCTCCTTTGCGGAACATGTAAACTGCTTCAGCCCAAATCTGGTCAATCTCATCTGAGTCGTTGATAAGAGCCTTAAGTTCCTCATTGTCAACGAGTTTCTTGTTCCAGATGTCTACTGGCATGAAACGTCTATTTCCCGAAGGATCCCGGAGGAATGTGTTCTCATTAGTAGTAGCAACAAAGACACATTGTCTCGGGAATGTCTCAGCAACACGGGCATAAGCTGGTCGAAAAGTATCTTCTTGCTTTGATATGAAGTGCTTGATGGATTCGATGTCAGCTTTCTTAAGACCAGCAAGCTCTGCCATCTCCATTATCCAAGTTCCTTGGAGCTGTTCGAAGGAGTCTTTTCCACTGACTGAAAGGAAAGTATCACTAAACCATTTCCGCCCGAGAGCTTTGAAGAACGAGCTTTTTCCTGTTCCTTGAGTAGGGGATATAAGTGTGAGCACAAGATCGAACTTGCATCCGGGGACAAAGACTCGAGCCACAGCGCCGACCAATGTTTTCCGGATAGCTTCTCGTGTGTATGTGCTATCCTCCGCACCGAAGTACCGTATGAGGAGCGTGTCGACGCGAGGAACTCCATCCCAATCGAGCGACCGTAGATAATCCAACACAGGATGGTAGTGATTCTTCTCAAATTCCAGCTCAAGCGAATCTTCAATCTTGTTAGCTGCCGCAATGCCATAGATGATTTCAACATAGTTTCTAACTCCAGCAAAATCTACATTTTTAACCGGTTCTGGCGAAGGTACTCGTCTCCAAGGCAAAGTCCCAAACACATACTTCTTACCGTCAAAATCGTTCTGTTTAAATAGATTCCTTAGACGGGTATCATGCGAGAAAATGAGGTTGAGGTTTTGAGCTATAGGTTTGTACCCGCCTTTTGGATCTACCTCTAACTCTTGCATCCACTCAAGATTCTCTTCTTGGTCCCCCGAATCATACTCTTCAGCAAAGTCATATTTGGCATCCTGCAGATTCTCAGAAGCAATAACTTTTTTTACTGCTTTATCTGCCCTGGCGAAATCTTCCATGGCAATAAAGCTCTTCGGGGTAGTACCTTTTTCACTGTCTGCATCCAAGTTTCCAAACTTATGAATACGGACTAGATCAAAGGCATTACAAAGTCTTCCCCCGCAGGGATCAGTGCCATGGTGGCTATAAGCAAACTTATCATCATAAACAATTAAGCCCGCCGCGGTTGTACCTTTAATATAAGTATAGCGGTCGGGCAAAGCCGTGTGAACATAGATGTCAGAAAGAAATTTCTCAATGGCTTCTGTTATAGAATAAGTTCTACAGAAAGCTCCGATAATGCCTTTCTTTAAACTTGGGTCTTCCTGTTTCCTTGCTCCCGATTTAATCTCTTCGATCTCCCGATCAGCTGTTGGCCAAAGGGATGAGTCATGCCAATCTGCATAAGTTGCAAGAATATCGTCTACATCCACCCAAGGACCATCTTGAAACTTGAAATAGTAATCAACGTCTCTAGGATTGCTTGGCCAGAACATAAGACGGTTCGTCTCGAATGTAGAACGATCGAAAAGCTCAATTCCTAAAGTTCCTGCAATCCTTCGGGCTACTGCTACATACTCATCCGGCGTACATTTCCGGGAGAGAGGCATGATAAGGCGATACCGAGGCGAAGTCTCACAATGTTTATGTGTTCCGTGTAAGACGGCTGCATTATTGAAAAACATCTGGTAGTCGTCCCAGAAATCCCGATGAGCAAAATCTATATCAAGAGTGAGAAGTTGTCGTGTTACTACGTTCTCAGGTTTACGTCGGCCATTCTTTAAATAGCCCCCAACGTAACCACCCACATCTTTTATGCGGGTTTGTTCTTCTTTCGGCGCTGCTAGAAATTCTTTGAGCGTTTCCTGTGTTTTGTGCTCTTCCCGTAAGTGTGACACCAACTCAGACCAGTTCAGCTTCTGGTTTTTCCAAATCTTTGTTTGCGCCGACAGTCCAGTTGCTATATCTATTTGTCCATCATATTTCATAATGCGAATTCTCTTAGAATTCCTCCTAATTCCTTTATCCTACAAATTTAATCAATTTCTTTTAACCCATACCTTAAAGCAATCAGATTTTCTGTTGGTCTCTGTCTTTACCATAATGGTGGTACGGTGAAAAGGCACAGCCGTAAGCTCGGGATAGACCATTTTGCCATTCTCATCTGTCTCGGCTTGATTGACAACCGAAAGAACCGCTGTTAAAGCGATATTGGCAGGTATGCCGTCTTTAATGTTTATTTTCATAATTTTTTACGTATTTCTTGTGTTTCAGTCTTAATCAAATAAAAAAGGGTGCGTACTCTGATTCTCGTTTCACTTGCGCGTCTCTCTTAGCATCCTAAGCGACCTCGTATCGTCCCTATCATATCCTTCCGCACCCCTGATTTTGTTAATAATGGATCCCGAGATCCCCGGACTCAATCAGCCCATAGTAGACGCATCGGTCGGTGAGGGCCTGGAGATATTCGCGCATTGCACAGAACTGATGCTGCAGCATTTCCCACTCCGTGCGATTATGCTTCGCTTCCGGGTCATCCATGTGCTTTTTCAGCTTAATGGTGCGCAAGAGCACTTCGCTGCGCTCATCTCTTAGTCTCACCTGCCAAGTCGAAAAATCGCCATCACAGCAATTACCAGGCTTGGGTCTTTCGTTTTCATTCTCATTTTTCATAATGATGTAATGTTTTATTGATTATTTGCCTTATGGCCTTCTATGTCATCTTTTTACGTTAATCATTTTATACATCTGCATAAAACCGTTTTCTTCTTTGATTGAGATATACCCGCATTTCTTATAGAAATCCTGTGTCCAATCTGTAAGAACTGAATTGAGATCAATGCGGAAGATGCCATGTTCTCGGCAATAGGATTCACAGGCAAGCATGAGGTGCTTTGCAATTCCTTTCCTTCTTTGGGGTTCTATGACGGATAGACCGGAAATGTAGCACACACCGGGTTGGCTATCATCGAAACTCATTTCGACAACGGCAGATCCGTCTGATTTGATGACTTTGACTGTCTTACCCCATGGCCATGAATTGTAGTGCCAAACAAGTTTCATATCTAATCCTTAAACATGTTATGTAATCCGAGAAGCATTCCTACGATTCTCGTTTTTCGTTCTACTAGCTTCTCATGATGCTTTATAATAAACGGAACATCCTCACATTCTTTGAGAAACTGTTCGACTTCAGAAACAACTTTAAGCAAGATTTTTACAACTTCTAGAATTGTTTCCCTATCGCAATTCTCAAGAGTAAGAAATCTCTCATCTATCTGTTTTCTCTTTTTGCTCATGACTGTTTTCCAGATATACTAAAAAGCAATTGTTCTTTCTATAGTTACGAGTATGTACCATAACCGAGCCTTCATAAGTGAGAAAAGAGGTAGCCCAACGATAGTATGACTTTCCTTTTCTGTCTCTAGAAACTTTCCCTTCTGCTATCACCTGTTTAACACACTCTAAAGCAGTAGTGGGGTTAATACCATCCTGTATTTCTACTTCTATTCTCATGATTAAATTTCATCATAATTTTCAGGCCTTTCAGAAGATAAAAGTACGGGAGGAATGGGCCTACCAAATGAAAGAATTGAAAGCCACACTAGCCCAGTTTCTTTTATTGTTTCTATCTCTTCTTTAGAAAGTTCCCAGCAGGTATTTAATTGACCCGAACTTCCGGGAACAATTTCTACAGGAAGTGAAAGCATATTTGGATCTCGGGAATCAAAAATGCTATTTGCTTCTTTGAAAATAACGGGTATCATATTTTTTCCATCTTTGTGACAAACATATTGCGGCAAGGAATTTCCTCTCCTTCAGAAGTTTTGCTATTTCAAAACTTACGTAGTCCTCGGTAATCATAATTAACTGATTTTATGTATGTTTTTATATGCTACATAGAGTTTACCAATAGAATCAAAAGTTGTTTTGTGCCCATTTCTAAACAACTCTCCATCCTTCAGAGAATAATAGTCAAATGTTTCTTCATGATAGACATTTTTCCTGCCGATTTTAATAAAATTCTTCTTATTCTGAATTATAAAATCCTTAATATTTTCTATTATAAGATTCTTGATAAAATCTAATAATGGAGAACGAGAATTATCATCTAAACCGAGGTATCTAGCAGAACTTATAAGGGTAATTATGTCCTTTTTGATAACTGCATCTTTACAAGAATCCAACAGAATTATTATGTTATTATTCATATCTATTCAGCTTTATATATTCTTTATCGGTCTATTCCAATAATGTTTCATAAAAAAATCCTTATGAAGGAATACACGCATTATAATTGGTTCTCCAGAATAGGCAAAATCCATTTCAAACATTTTTTCACCACTCTCAGTATCCACAACTGCATAAATGCCTGTAAGAAAACCATCATTGAGTTCAATCAATTTATAGACATCTTTTGAAATGTAAATTATCTCTTCGAGAGGCTCAAAAAATATAAATTCTTTTGCTTTTTCTTTATCCATAATCTATTCAATTTTATACATGTTATCAGGTGCTTCAAGAGCAAGTCCCAACAAAATAAGTCCACGCCAATCTAAATGGTGGGAAAGATAAAAATCCAATACCCTATCAAACCATAGATGTTGGTGCATATTCATTTCTTTACGGAGATTTAATAACTCTGCTTTCTCTTCCTCAGTCATGCTTGACATCGGTCGGAGATAAGGCCTGACCTCTATCCTGTCGCACACGAACGCCTCAAGGTGATGGTATCTCAAGATGTTGTCAAACTCCCCGGCCCGGAACCCGTCATCACACTCGTCACTGGTAATGCGTATCTCCACCCCATACGGCAATCTTGCACAGAGATCTTTAAGTAGTAATTGTTTTTCTTGCTGTGTCATATCACTTCTGATTTTGTCTGTTAAAATACGATTGGAGGGCTATCGCTATATCTTTCGATAACCTCCCGTCTGGGAAAGCCGTGGAGACAACGGTGTGCTTCGGGTCATCCAAGACAATATCAAACTCGCCCTGATGCTCTCTCACGACCTCCACCGAGGATCGCTGAAATCTATTTAACATCACTTCTCCTCCTTAATCATCATAATTATACACCTTTCCATCTCTGATGAGGACGACGCCATCCCAGTCGGCTAGGAACACCTCTGTCGGCCGGGCTATTTTTTTAATCTGTGGGCCACCGAGTGGACCACGCCGGCTAATCACGAAGCAAAGGTCATGGTTAAATCCCGACACCTTTTGATGCGCCAGTACCGTCTGGCGAAAGAAGGCTCTTGCCTCGATTTTTATCCGATTGAGACGGTAGACAACTATAGTTGCCCGATACATTATGCGCCATATCCTCTTGAGCGTGTCCGGAGCTGGATTAAGTTCAATTGTAATTATCTTTTCCATAGCCTAGAAATTTTGAATATCGATAATTTGTTTATAAGTCAATTTTCCTTCATACCCTCGTTTAGCTAACTCTTGCATAAGCTCTCGGGGGGAGTACTTATCCAGGGTCTTAGCATCTTTTTCAAGCGGTTTTCTATCAAGAATTGCATCCCCGATAGCGACAATAGCATGAACTAAACCAGAACTAACCCCAAATTCTTCTATTGCAGCTTTTTGACCCCATTCTTTGGTAAAAAGATATACTTTGCGATAGTCGCACTTTCTTTTTGCTGGCATAACTAATCCTTTTTATAATATGGTGTTGTATATCCGTCGGCCCTGAGAGGAAGTCCTTGCATCCAAGGAATCTCTTGGCCCATGATGTCTTGTATTTTCTTAAGATGTTCATCTGCTCCTTCCTGGGGGACTTCAATAACTATCTCATCGTGGATAGTCATAACCATCTCAGTATATCCGGCAGCTTTTACATTCTGAAGAGACCAAGCAAGAGCATCCCGTGCTACGGCTTGAACAATATTCTCTACAAGTTTACCCCCGTAAGTCTCTTGAGGAAACCATTGCTTCGTGTCCTGATTGACGCCATAGTATGTGATAGACTCTTTACCCCAACGATTAGCGCCAATGCCAGGAGTTACGTAGCAAAGTTTCCTCCCTGAAGGAAGCTGGATTGTAAAAGTATCATTCTCATACCGAAAGACAAAGTCTCTAAGCTTGCACGTCCTGTGAGTCATGATAGTATGCTTAGCATGTTCCTCGACGTCGGTCCAAAGTTTAACAATTGCGGGATTGGCTTTCCTCCATTTTCGGATCAGACCAGGTTTTTCCGCGTCCGGGATGCGTTCCTCTCTGTCCATTCTTGTAAGGGCATCAACACCGCCAGCATAACCAAGAGCGAGTTCTGACGTCTTGCCTCTCTGGCGGAGCTCTGAACCTTTAGTGACTGTCTCAATAGGAACGCCAAACATAAGAGCCGCTGTGGCTTCGTAAATCTTACCGTGGGTCCGAAAGACATCGAGACGCCACTCCTCTTGAGCAACCCATGAGATAACTCTTGCCTCGATAGCAGAGAAGTCTGCTACTGCGAAAGTCTTTCCTTTCGGAGCAACAAACGCTGTCCTAATAAGTTCGCTGAGCATGTTTGGTATACTTGGCCAAAGCATCTGAGCAAGATCGTAATCATTCTCTGCCACTACCTGACGTGCCAGGTCGAGATCTTTCATGTGATTCTGAGGAAGAGACTGAAGCTGAATCAGTTTACTCGTCCATCTTCCTGTTCGATTAGCTCCATAGAGTTGGAACATGCCCCTTGCACGGGAGCCCTCCCCCGTACAGTTTTCCATCGCAATATATTTCTTGACAGAGCTCTTTGCTAAGAGTTGTCTCAAAGTTAAGGCCTCCCTAACATCGCCGTCAACTTCTGGAAGGAGCTTCTTGATGGAGTCTTTGGTCAGTTCTTTAATTTCTTTGCCAAGTTGCTCACTAAGCCAATCCTTGAGTTGACTGACGCTGTTAGGGTTTTCTAGGCCTGTTATTTTTTGAAGTCTTGTGTATGCTTCTGTTGAGGATCTTTGGTCAAAGGCAATAGCATTACGGGCAAAAGGAAGGTCAATCAATACGCCCCTATCATTCATTTCCTGGTCGAGAATGTAGTTTCTACGTTCCCAGGCAGGAATAGTGATGGACTGAAGTCTACGATAGATCTCCCTCTCAGAGACAACATCGTTGATGCAGTATCTCTGAAACTCTCTCCAGTCTTCAGGCTTCTCATCAGGCATTGTCCTTGTGCCTTTCCTATTAGGATTACAAAAGAGTCGTATAAGAGCTTTGCCGATACTTAGCTTCCCCTTCTCTTCAAGACGCATTGCTTTGGAAACCTGTTCCAAGGAAAGAGGGTAACCGCAATAGGCAGCTTTTACCATCACACACTCCCATTGTTCTATAGGAATATCCATGCCTATGCGTCGGAAGCACGTGCGTTCAAATTGAGCATTGAATGCGAGCTTGAGCGTGTTAGGATCGTTCATGCCTTCGATAAAGTCTTTAGGATACCCATCAAGCTCAACATCTACTATCCTAACTGGCTCATCATCAAAGGCATAAGCAACGAGTAGAATTTCAAAGTCTGGTGACTCAATATATTTATAGGAACCACAGACTTTAAGGTCTACAGATGAATAGGTCTCAATATCTAGGAAAAGCTGTCTCATCTCCCAATCAATTCATATTCAGGTTTAATAGACCAACCTAAAGAAATGAATATAGACCTTGCATGAAAGTGATCCCGACCAGCTCCCGACCACCGAACGTAGCAAAATCTTCTGAAAGAATCCTCAGCAAACTCGGGATGCTTTTTACGAAATAATTGATACCCGTTCTCTATTCTCTGAACATCTTGACGAGTAGAGTTCTTCGGGTTTAGCTTCTCCTTACAAACTCTAACATGGGCGTTTGTGATTTTTTCATGCTGGTTAATCAGCACATCTTCATAGATTTCATCTATAAACATAATACTGTGTTCATTTGTTGTTTAGTAGAAGGTCCTGGGCTCGAACCAGGTCTTGCCATATTTTTTCGGGCTAGGGTTATCGGCTCCCGGGAGCCAGCCCGAAAATCAGGGTGTGCTACCATTTACACCAACCTTCTAATCCTTTCTAGGACAGGTCGTCGTCATCGTCACCGAAGTCCTCAGCGGCGGTAGCGCTGGAACCTCCAAGACGTTCACCATCTTCGAGCTTCTGAAGGTTCTGAAGGCCGACGGCAATGCCTTTGCTTCCGTTCACATCGTAAGGGAAGAAGTTGATGGAAGCACGGCCATAGCATCCAGAATAGAACTCATCACGGGAGATGATCTCATCGAGGTTGGCGTCGACGATGCCAGGCTTGCGATCAGTCTTAGCATTGAGGAACATCGAGTTCTCATAGCACTCTTCGTCACGCTCAAGGTCGCCATCACGAAGGGGGAGTTTGAGACTCTTGGGCATCTTGCCGCCCCATTTGGCTACGCCAACCTTCTTAGCCTCTTCGATAGCATTCTCGATTTTCTTGAGAGTGGCCTTATCCGACTTGGAGATAATGATGGACACACTGTACTTCTTGTCATCGCTTCCTTCGGAAACGGCTGCCGGCTCGAAGACGTGAACATAGCTGAAACGTACCTTGCCGGTAATAACTTTAGTAGGATTGTTGTTTGCCATAAAGCTTTGAGTTTGAATTTGTTATCACAAATATAGGAAAAAATTTTCACTTTTGAAAATGAAGAATTACTCGGCCTCCTATTCTTCGCCGAAATCTTGTTTTGCTTGTTCAAGTGATTTGTATTCAGGCCGTTTGTCGGTCTCAGGAACAAGGATAGGGTTTCCCTGAGGCTTGATGACAAGACCTTCCATCATAGCGGAGAAGTTCTTCTTGCCAACGAGTTTCTCAATATCCGAAATGCCTTTGAGTTTGACGATGTTGAACTGCTCTTCGGTGTACCCCTCTTCTTTGAGTTTGGCCTGAACGTCTTCCTCCTTCGTCCAACGGCGTCGACTCGGGGCCTCAACCAACTTATAGCCTTCGACTTTCTCGCCAGCTAGAGCTTTGTTGAAGAGGAACTCCCCTACGGAATTTGCCCAATCCACAAGCATTGGGATCTGCTTATAGATGTCGATGAGCTGTTTCTCTGTAAGGAGCTGCGGATCTTTGAACTCGTGCTTAGCAAGAGCAACGTTCCTCTGAGCGAGGGTGTTACACATAGCTTTGACCAAGCAGAATTTACAATGCTCGCCTGCTTTCTGAATGCCCTTGCCAACGTATGCCTTTTCGGCTGTAGGTTTCACTACCTCGAATGCCCACTTATACAGGTCCTTAACCGAAATCTCCCAGGAGACAATGTTGTCAATACGAGGCTGAACGATCGTAAGTTTAATCGTATGGATGTCATAGAGCATTTCATAGTTCCGAAGAGCACCAAGAGCGTAGAGTTTCAGCTGTGGATTCTCACACGCTTCTACTTTAACGCCCTTTCCATACTTGAGGTCGATAATCTCCATCGTGCCATCAGCGATGATACCAGAATCCCCGGTGCCAAACCCTTCCTCAACGATATGAGAGAAATCGAGTTTTTCCTCGATGAAGAGAACGGGATCAGGAACAATAGTCTTTGCAGCTTCGAAAGACTCAAGTACATAAGAGGTGTACTTCTCAATCTGCTCTTCGATCTCTTCTGAATAGAGCTCGTGAGAACGAAGCTTCTCGAGAGATGAAGCATAATCCACAGAGCCTATTTGGTTTGTGAGCCAGCGGAGCCGAAGCTCAGCGAACTCATGAGCCAAAGTTCCTTCCTCGGCGTAGACCGAAGACTCCTGAAAACCGCAGGTCTCTTTGAACTTCTCTTCAAGCCTAGCACTCGGCGGACAATTTAGCCAACGAGCTGCATGCGACGCCGAGAGCAAGGCATGTTTTCTTTCGCTATGAGCAGGTGTAGCCATTACTCAAGTCCTTCGAGGAAGTTGACGAATTCGGTGTACTTGCTCGGATCGAGGCTGGATACATTCGGAGCGCCGAGTTCAGTGAGCTTGGCCTTAATCTCTTCGCGATGCTCAGAGACTTTCTCTTTGAGCTTCTCACGAACTTCTTCGACTTTGTACTCCTTCTCGGGCTCTGCCGGTTTCTCAGGCTCAGCTGGGGCGGCGGGAGTTTCAGGTTCTGCAGGTTTCTCAGGCTCAGCCGGAGCAATGGGCTTCGAAGAACGCTTCCGAGCAGGCTTCGGGGCTTCAGGTTCGGCCGGTTTCTCGGGTTCAGGCTGGGAAGGAATGAAGTCTACTGTCTTAGGCTTCTCTACCGGAATAGGAACTGTGACACCGCCAACGGTGCTAAGGAATGCTCCGAGTGCGCCAAGCTGCTCGGGATTTGTGGTGTCGACGAGGACTTCCACTTTTACGAATTTTTCATTCATTGCTTTAATATTTTATAAGGGTGAAAAATTAAGCGAACTCAATCCAGTCTTGGATTTTGCTTTTCATTAAATCGAAGAACTCGCCAATCGGAGTCTGTCCATTACAGAAAGTTCCCCTCTCGATAATCTCTCCGTTATAATAAAGAATAGACTCCCAGGTGTTTAAGTCGACCTCAACCCTGAAATCTCTACCGTAGATGAAAACATGTTTACCATCCTTTGAGTCATTCCAAAGCCATCTGTCGGGTTCATATAGATCTACTATTTCGCACTGAAGCCTTTCGGCTAAAATGGAAACTTGGCTGGCGGAAAGTTCGGCCTCCCCGGTCAAGACCCTGGCAAAAGCTCTAAGGGGGAACTTAACATCCGGGAAAAGAAGCCGAGCGATCTCTCCTTTCTTTACTTTCCTATCTTCGAGTAACTTTTTGACGTTGAGAAAATGTTTTGGCATATCAATTTTATTTTGTTATCCCAAATATAAGACCTTTCTTTTAGATGGAAAAATATTTCTCACATAATGAGTGCTGGCCAAGCAATTCATATTGCGCACGTAAAATATTTGTAAAGGTTCGCTCGTGCGAAGAGACAATAATTTTATTGTTCCTCTCATTGTGTGGGGTATTGTGTGAGGCCTAATATATTCATTTCTAATTATTTAGGCCTCGGTTCACACAATAGAGACAATATCTATAGCAACATTAAATCGAAATAAGAGGGAATAGTGTATGTATACGTACGCGAACGACGCGCCTGTGAACAGAAGTTTTCGCGCGATATATTGTTCCATTGTGTGAACCTCTTCTAATGAATTGTAAATCAATGAGTTGTGCTCACACAATAAGGCGGAACAATAGTTTTTATTGTGTGAGATCTGATAGAAATTTTACGCATGCGAGAAGACTATAACATTGTTATAGTCACGTCCGCGAGAAGGGTCCCCCCGTACGGGATTTGGGAATATTTTTTGGTCCTGAGTGGGTCTCTCTTTCCTACCTGCAGCGGCCTATCTTAGGCACAAAGAGAGTCGCTAAGCCTCGGGGGATCAACTTAGCGACTCTGGGCTAGGAGGACTTTTAAGAACTATGAACAGCGAAAAAACCCGTTGTAAATATAATAAAAAATCTATAAATAAAGATAAATTCCTTATGGTACTTATAAATTTAAGCCATGATGATTTGATATTGCGGAAGAGGACTCATCTTAAGTTCTTTCACCCGCGCGAAGGTACATAAAAAGAGAGGATCATAACCCACTCAAAACCACACCTAAAACCCCTCTAAAACACATTCAAATCCCTGAGCTAATGGTTTATAAAGGTTAAAGGATTTTAATTAAAAATAGGAAGGTTTTTTGTGGATACAGATAATATGCTCGGATGTAGTGTGTGAGCATGAAAAAACCTCCCACGTCATCACGACGGAGGAGGCAACACCAATTAAATCAGTCGCAGAGCGCGACTTCGCTATTCCTTAGACGGAATAGCTATAGCAATAATAAGAAAGAGTATCACAGAGACTCCAATAGTAGAGAGCCCGGTAAGCATTACTGATCTGGCTGTGTCCCAGCCACCCAGCTCCCAGACGAGGAACATACCTAGAGTGATACCCATGCCGATGAATCCAATATAGTAGAGAATAATGAAAGCAACAGAGACGAAGTCTAGTTTGCTGTTATCCCGCTTTATTGGCTTCGGTATAACTGAATCCTTATCCATCCTCTTAAGACAGATGGCACTTACAAGCAAAGGGAGAGCAATAAGACTGATACCGATCCCGAGATGTGCAGATGATTTTAATACGATCCCTGCAGTAGTGAAAGCAATCCCGGCGAGCGAGGTGTATTTAACAATGCTCGTAATCCGAGAGCGATCTTTCTCTTCTTTGCTGATCTCCGTTTTATGGTCTTCGTAATATTGCTTTGCTTTGAAAGCTTTAGAATTCTCTTTGTCTTCTTTGATTTTTGTTTTCCGATATGCAATTATTCTACGAATATCTGCCTCGGTCACGTCTCCAATAAAGTCGCTTGGGACAATGTGGTCCAGTATTACGTAATCTTCTGCCGGTAAGTTCTTGAGCGATGGGTAGAGTCTTATCCATTTCCAAGCTTGGGGTTTATGGTCATTGATTATGCGGACTACTTCAGTCTCTTTGGTCAGATTGAAGTCCTGATACTCAACAGGATCGATTTCATCAAGGATGTCTTTGTCCTCCTTACTAAGGAGAAATTTAAGGTTCGGAAATTCTATGAACCATTCTTTGAGGTGTGATGTTTTCATATCACAAATGTAATGAATTCATTTAATATATCTCTGATGGATAACTTCTGGTCTAGCCATAAATCTCTTCTCCAAAGAGTGCGATCTGTAGAAGGTTGTTTGCTGTGAAGTAGTCACCCTCGCCGTTGAGAACTTCTGTGACAAGTTTATAGCCTCTAGGTGATGAGCATGCCCAGAGAAGGTCTTGCAAAGCGAGACAATAGGTGACGTTTCCTTCTTCATCTACCGATGCTGGCATCGGATGTTTCCTTTTACCATAGATTTGTCCTTCTGCATAGACGTCTGTAATAGCAATATAATGCCCGTTGAGAAGCATGTCTGCTAAGTGGTCTTCGTAGCAGTTTCCTTCTTTCTTGTCTTCTGGTATCTTGTTCCAGGTGTCGTGGTTGTAATCAGAAGCGAGGTAATCACATCCATATAGAGCGGTAGAGAGGATGTCGACGAGGTCCTCGTGGCTGAGTTCGATAACGGTGATACGTGTCTTCATGGCTTATTCCTCCTCGCAGTCTTCATCTTCCCATTCCGGTTCGTCGCAGCATTCATCCCATTCTTCGTAGCAATCATCTAAATAGTCTTCCTGCTCGCGTTCTCTTCTGTAATCTTCTTCGCTGGCTTCTCGTGAGTCAGTAGCGTTCTGTATTTTAAAGATGGAAGGGTTCTGCTGGAGGAATGCGAAGACTGTTCGATGGTTCTTGAGCATTAGCGTTTCATACTCGGTCTCTTGAGCTCCGTTGAACTGATCTAGAGATATGTAGTTTGGTACTACAAATTCGAGATACCTATCAGAAGAGTTGCAGGTCTCATTGCCATAACCAACTCCAACCATGTCGCCGTCATTGTAGAACCTGTAGATGATGCGGGACATTGCTCTGAGGATCTCTCCTCCGATTGTCTCAGCCGTGCCAGACATAGGAACGTACTCGTTCCAAAGATTCTCCCAGATTTGGTCTTGTTCTGAGGTAAGACCGGACCAAGTGTTGTTTGCCATAATGTGTAAGATTTAATTGGTGTTTTATTGTATTGCAAATATAATAACTTTTTCTTAAATATGAAAATTTTTGTGAGGTTTTTTCCGAGAATTTCTGCGAATTCTTCAGAGACTTTTGATTCCAAATAAAATTCCTTCAAAGTAACGATAAGCCTCTTTGTGAGTCACTCGGAAGCTCCCGAATGGACAACGGGCTCTAGCGCTGCCGTCGTAATAGTATATCATCCAGCCTCCGTATTGAGCTGCGTAATCAGCTTTGAACTCTCTTCGGATAGTGCGGGATATTTGTGGAAGATTGCGATTGACTGAGTCAAGAATAAGCTCAACGTCTTTTTTATTTATACGTATCATGTCTATTTATTTTTTATGTTTGATTGTGACTTCTCTAATATCTCCGTAGAGTTTTGTAAGTTCCTCCCGGTTGAGTGCTCTCCATTTGGCGCAATCTATAAGACTATTGCCCTTGTACTGGCGAATGATGTAAACTTCGCCGCTGAGCGTGATCCCGATGAAAGCTGTTGTGTATTTCTGTTCCATGGTGTTATTCTTTTTTCGGGTGTGTTTTTGAAAGATGGCCCTCCTTTACGGGATTTTGGGAATTATTTCTGCGGGTCCTGGGGATCCCCCCTCCCTCCTCCCCCTGGGCCCAGGCCCTAAGCTGATGTGTATCAGAGATGAGAGTTGATAGAAGAGGCATGACCAAGAGAGCTAAAATAGTGACGTATAGAATGATGTTGATGATGGTTCTAATAGTTTCCATTGCTTGAGGGATTTGAATGCGTTTTAGAGGGGTTTTAAGTGGTGTTACGTAAGTATGTGCGTGTGAGTTCATGCGTGCTTATATAATACCTTGAATATGTAGCTCATTAAGGATGGCTCTTGAGTCGTTTGCGGATAGTGAGATTGATGAATCATGAAACGAGTAGTGTGAGCATTTAATAGTGATATATACTCGGGTGCCTAGTGTATGTATATCATAATTTATATACTCTTGTTCAGTAGCCCAAATCTGAGCTTTTTGTTCCTCACTAAGGGATTGCATTAGTGCAATGATAATCGGATGAATTTTCATGGCTTTAGATTGTATTACAGACGGGTCTCATTGTGACTTTCGGTGTCATGAGTATACTATTTAGATGTGTTATACGGATTAAAATGGAGAGGGGTCTAAGCCCCTCTCTGTGGTGTGTGGTAAGTGAGATTATCCCTCAATGTTGGTATTCTCTTCGGCCTGAGCAGGCTCTTCTACTGAGACGGGCTTATATGTGTCGGTCGGGAGGAGAGTCAGGTCTTTGGAGTCATCTCCCTTGCCATATATCCTGCCAGTCTTTGTGTATGTGCCATCCTCATTTACTGAGATGATTTCAATCCTATATTGGATGAATCCGGATCTCTTGTCGAGCCTTGCGGAGCGGACTATTCCTACCTCCTCGGTCTTTGTCTTTGTGCAGAGGAACTTAGCGAATTCCCTGTAATGAGTGCGGGCTTCGGCAAGTCTTGCCTGGAGGCATTCCTCTGTCATGCACTTCTTATACTCCCTTGTTGGTTTGGGGCCCTCCTCTACGGATTCGGCTGATTCATTTTCCTGAGGGTCTTCTTCTGGCTCAATTACTGAGATAGCTCCTCTTCTGGTGAGGATGGATTCTATCATCTCTCTTGCCCCGAGCATCTGCTCTGTCTTCTCATAGAGCTTGAGGAGCTTCTCTGTGGTGAGATTAGTGAATTTCTTTTGCGGGAAGTCAGTGATGATGAATTCGAAAGAATCGGGGGTAAGAAGATTATCTCCTTCAGAGAGGTTCTCTGATAAAATGTTCTTGAGCTGGTCCTCTGCCTCTTCGGGTGAGAGAGCGGTGGCCTGGAAAGTGGTAGAGATCTCTGAGTTGTTCTTCTTGTCAGCGATGATGGAGACGTGGTTGCTACCAGTGTAGCGGGTGATGTTGATCTGTTTCATAATGTGTAAGATTTAATTGGTGTTTTATTGTATTGCAAATATAATAACTTTTTCTTAAATATGAAAATTTTTGTGAGGTTTTTTTCTGATTTTTTCTGATTCTTCTTGGTGTTTTATTGTTATTTGTTGTTATCGCTAATATAAAAAATCTTTTCTGAATACCAATGAAAAATGTGAAAAAATTTTCCAGAAATTTTATAGTTCCGCATATTCAAGATGAAGAATAACAAACTCAAGTGCTGACTCTACGTCGCTCTGAGTGATTTCTACGCCCTGTTCTTTTGATTTGATAAGCGCTTTCTCAACTGCGTTGAAGAGATTGTGTCTGAGGATTTCCTGATCGTTCATGATTCTAAGATTTTAATTGGTGTTATTTCCTTACCACAAATATAATACTTTTTCCTTAAATAAAAAAATTTTCACAGGATTTTTTTTACAAATTTTTTCATCTTTTTCTGAGTAGAAAACTTCACAATTTTTGTATGCCAAACATCACTTTGGCATGATAGAAAATAATCGGAAAATAGGTGTGTACCAAAGTGCTCTTTGGCATGATAGAAAATAATCAGAAAATAGTCTTATGCCGAAGTGAGGTTTGGCACGGGAAAAATTGCAAAAACAATCAGAGTTTTTCGGTGTGACTTTGGTGTGATAAAAAGTGTGCCAGGAATACGATTGCTCGCAACTTTTTTTCCATGCGTGCGCCGTAGCAGGGGGACCCATGGGCCCTCCCCACAGGGGGTCCAAGGCCCGCAGCGGGACAGGGGCTCCGCCACCAAAAACCGAAATTTTCCGCTATTACAAAAAGTATGCCTGGCATAGGACTAAAAGAGGCGAAGTTTAATGGCAATTTGGGCCCACCCGCTTACACTCTCTGACCGCAGCGGGCCGGGGGTCCGGGAGCCCATTTCCCCGGGGGAGGGGGAGGGACGGGGTCCAATAGTCTTCCGCGTACGATACGTATCGCGGTCTGAGAAATTTTTTCCGAGGGCCTTCGCGGTCTGAGAAATTTTTTCCGAGGGCCTTCGCGGTCTGAGAAATTTTTTCCGAGGGCCTTCGCG